TAATATGCAAATCTCCTCGGCTCATGCGTAGGATGAGGTAATTTTCCGAATCTGAATTCCATTTCGTTCAAAATCAATTCTAATTCAGTATTCTCCATTTAGGTCCAAAGACTATCACGAACACGAATAAGCCGAATCAACATCTCAGTATCCTCTGTCTCATAAGCCAATTCTATTTCTTGTAACCTATCTAGAAGAGATTGAGTGACCCCACGTTCTTTCTCTGTCTGATTCTCTAAACTAGAGAAAATACTATCATCTCCAGATTTACCGCGGCGCGCTTCGTAATGCTCAGTCCAACCAGATGCAGCATGAGCATCAGGACGATTAATTCGTACTGTTTTCCACCAGAGGTACAGTTCTTTAATTTCTTTGGCATTTTCTGCCTGCTTCGTAGGTTTACCAAAGTTTGGATGATCTTGAGTCAGACCCCATGATTCATCCGATTTAAGAGCCATTGACCACTCCAAATAAGCAAGCCCGGCTTCTGGGCAACGCCATACACGCCAACGAAACCACCCACTCGCCCAAAATGGCGCATGATACTTTTCCCGTACCGCTTCATCACAAGCAACATGCATAGATGCAGTTTCAATTTCTACAAAATCTACCAACTCATTAAAGAGACAAGGAAGAAAACGGAAACCAACATCATGCCAATGACCCGGCTTCATATCACGGGGATGAGCTGTTAGTTGGTGCGCTTTACTCACCCACCGGTTATTAATGTAATACTTAATACTGTACAACAGCTCACTAGGTGAATATATTACCCATTGTATGTAGTCAAGAGCGTTATCAGAAATCCAATACCGAAACGGGTGCTTCATCTTTGCAGATATTGTCCAGTCCCTCCACCCCGTACTTGTTTCGGCAGTAGGTTTCGGAGTTCCCCGAAGCCAATCTGCGAATTTTGAACAACTCCAATAATCTTTCATTTACACTCCTTTTACCAATTTTTAGGGTTAGACATAGGTATGTTATGTCTATCCATCATTTCTTCCAATGCCTTGACCACAAACTGATTAAATGTGATATCAAGTTCATGAGCCAACTTCATATATTTCAATAGTTCTTCATCAGTAAAGGTAAGCTGAATGCATACTCGGGTATCATACTCTTCACCTGCGACAATGGCCTGAGTTTTTTCTAACAAGTCCTCAACTACCTCAAGGTCAGTAAAATTAACCTCATCCCAAGCCATATATGCATTAATACCTTTTGATTTTGCTTCATCCAGATAATCTTTGATGTACTCTGGGTGCATCCAACGATAAGCACGATTGTTGCTGTAATCGCACACACTCATTTCATATACTTCTTGGGTAATAGTATCAAACACGACATTTACAGTATGCCCCACCTGATCCTGATTCCATGAATCCAAACTATGAGCATTTGAACCATAACAGTCCCAGGTAAAGTCTGATCCTTCGGTAATTTTGTAATCGGTTGCTTCCATAAAATCTTTAAGCGTAATCATATTATTTTCTCCAATGTTAATTTGTTTGTTCATTCTTTATTTCCAAATAATATCTTTACAGGTGTTCCCCAACTGCTTCTTGAATTATCTCCCGCAGCCAATATGCATGCTGTAGTTTGTGTGAATTCAATCAATGTCCATGCTCCAGTACTGGGATTAACGGTTAAGACTGATTGAGTATTTTGTGTTTGACTTTTGCCGGTCCACTGTAGAATTTCTTTAAATGTTTCAGTTATACTCTTAAAAATCGTGTCTCTATCATCACAGATGAGTTGTACGGTTACCATCCTTGATTCAGCACTACAAGTGCTTGTGATAATGAATAATATTAGAGTTAAAAAGGTTCTCATATGGCGACCATGTTCCTTGGTAGTTGAATATGTTCATTATTTATTTCCAAAATGTTCTTTAATTTGTTCGTTCATTTCTGCACCTCTTCATCTTCTTCAACATTCCACTGCCTAACAAAGAAATGCTTTCCACAAGAATCAATCTCTCTCTGTGGATAACCTTCACTAAGCAACCATTCATTTATATTGCCGATCTGATCCCATTGTTTAGGAAAACCATATCGCCAACCAGACGGTGGATCAATCCAAATTTTAGGCATTTGTTTGTTCATTCTTCAACTCCAAAGTGTCGTTTTATATCACTAACCAATATACTTAACCCGTACTCGGATGTTTCGCTGTGGGTACCATTAGATTCTTCCAAGGCCTCAATAAACTCCTCTAACAACAACTCGGCAAACTTTTCTGAAAAGTAATCAACCCATTTGTTCATATCTTTTTCAAAATAGTCAGTATCAAGATTGGTTGTGATACCAGCCTGTTCAGTAAGTGCTCTAATTCGGTCGTTCATTTTTTTAGTCATACGATATAATAACACGTTCCAGTCTCATTGTCAAGCTTTAATTATATTATAACCGAATCAATAACTTACATAAACAGGATTAAGCAGGTATCTCTATAGAGGCATCATGAGAAATAACGTAGTTTATATAAGAACATGCGTTATTTTCATCGGTGAAATATCTAATGATACATTGCCCAGTGTATATTGAGGTGAACATAATTAATATTTTATCTCCATTACATATGGAAAACTTTATTACCCATTTATTATGGATAACAGGATCAAACGACTTTATGTTGTTTGATATATCGGCCCGAAGAAGTTTTGAGAAGGAAGAACCCAAGTATTGTTTAGACATACCTTATGTATGATTTCCAATACTTGGGGGGTACCATTACATTTTAAAGCTAGACCCCGGAACAGATTTAACAACTTCAGAGGTGATATAATCATCAACCGTCTTGGTCATGGTTTTGGCAAAAGCTGTCTGAGCATCAACAAAATTCTGCAAAGGTATTCTGACGCGACTGTCAGGTACATAAGTGTTTAGAAAATTTGTCTTGGCGAATTGAAAAGTTTCAATAAAAGTGTCAATGAATATCATAATTATCTCCCACTTCTATATTTGGTCATGGTCTTGGCTCGTAGAGTTCCAATTTCTACCATGATATCAAACATTTTATTGAAAAAACTCTTAATAGATTTCATTTGTTTCCCCTAAAAATTAGTGGCCTTAGAATTAAGCACCACATACAGTTATTTAGTTATTTCTATGTTGCAGTTGCACATTTATTCTTCATCTTTGCCTTAATTTTCATTGAATCAAGTACTATATACTGGTGTCCGGTTTTAAGAAAAGACCCTTTAAATGTTCCTTTCTGATTCTAGCTGATACCCATTGATTATAGAATGATTCATCTATGAGAGCTTTCCTAACAAATATCTCGTATGTTTCATAATACGATGCTTCCGATCTAGTTTTACAGAGGTGTAGAATCTCTCTAGAAAAATTGGATTCACCAAGATTTTTTACATCTTCTTTTAATGTATCGGATGAGGACCAGTAGTTTTTCCAGTCAGATGATACTCGGATTTTCTTTATCTTACCTTTGGTCTGTTTTCTACTGGCCTTGGTGAACAATTTCTTACCAAGATACTTTCGACCATTCAATAGATTTGTGATAAGATATACAAATCCAAATGAATTTCCGATTAAATCTTCGGTGAATTCTTCACCTTTATATAACCACACTAATCGATATCTTCATCATTTTTTGTTTCTATCTCAAACAGATAAGAGGAACAAAATGGGCAATGTAATGGGTCTGATTCACATTGCTCTTCATCATATTTAATTGTAAATTCTGAATCACATTCTTCACAGTAGTGGTTTATTATCTTCATTAAATTCTAAAGCTTTCACCACAACCACATCTATCAATCTCTTTCGGGTTAATAAAATCAAAACCCTCATTTAGTCCTCGCTTAATCCAATCCATTTTTATTCCCTCAAGGTATATAAGACTCTTCTTGTCCACATATATATTCACATCATTACTAATGAATGATACATCGTCTTCTGTGGATTTATCCACATATTCCATAGTATATGCTAGACCAGAACATCCTGTTGTTTTTACTCCAATTCTTATTCCTAGCCCTTTCCCTCGATTGGTCAATTGTTTCTTAACTTTTACTGCGGCTTGCTCTGTTAGAGTTATCATTTATGCTGGGTGTTTCTCTCTGTAATCCTTGATGGCGGCTTTAATTGCATCTTCGGCTAAAATGCTACAATGGATCTTAACGGGGGGCAAAGAAAGTTCTTCGGCTATCAGAGTATTATTAATTTCTTCAGCCGAGTCCAATGATTTACCTTTTATCCATTCAGTCACTAATGATGAAGAAGCTATAGCACTTCCGCAACCGTAGGTTTTAAACTTTGCATCTGTAATGACACCCTCTTCTACTTTAATCTGAAGTTTCATTACATCACCGCAGGCTGGAGCACCAACCATACCCGTACCAATGTTAATGTCATCCTTAGGAAATGAACCTACATTACGAGGATTCTCATAGTGATCTAATACTTTTTCAGAGTAAGCCATTTAACCTCCTGTTATCCGCAAAAATTTATATTAGAAAATTCTAACAACATATTAGGTGATAACCATGCATTATAGGTTATTCCAATTATTACGATTAAACTGAAAATGAAGATCCGCAACCACATGTCGATTGTGCTTTTGGATTCTTAATCACAAAACTACTGCCTTCTAATCCTTCGGTGTAATCTATTTCTGAACCATTAAGATATTGCATACTCATAGAATCAATTAGAATCTTACATTCACCAACAGGAATTTCAAAATCATCATCATTCTTCTCTTGATCAAAAGAAAATCCATACTGCATACCTGAACAACCACCGCCAGTTACAAATGTTCTAAGAGATAAATCAGGATCATTCTCTTCGATGAATAATTCGTTTATTTTTCTTTTAGCTGACTCTGTGATATTTACTATGTTGCTTTCGCCCATATATCCTCCCAGGTACCACTTAGTGCGCCTTTAGCATAATCTGTGGCCCGATTCTCAAAGAAGTTAGTATGAACCGGAGCATTGATCATAGATTCCACCCAAGGTAATGGGTTTTTCTTGACCTTATATATGCCTTTTAATCCGAGACTTATTAGTCTTCGGTCTGTAATATATCGGATATAAATCTTCACATCTTCTGAGGTTAGATTTTCCATAGGCCCCATTTCAAATGATAGATCAATGAATTTGTCCTCAAGTTGAACCATCTTTTCAGCCACAGAATAGATTCTTCCTTTTAGTTCATCATTCCAAATCTCTCTATTCTCTTCAACATAGGTTCTGAACAATTTAATCATAGATTCACAATGCTGAGTTTCGTCTACAATAGACCATGTGATAATTTGACCCATACCTCGCATTACACCATGTCGTGGAAAATTTAGTAACATAATAAACGATGAGAATAGTTGCATACCTTCAGTAAAGGCTGAAAACACCGCAATATTCAGGGCTATGTTTTCTTTGTTGTTATCTTGGTTTGATATGTTCAGTATATAATCGTGTTTGTCTCTCATTTGTTGATATTCCATGAATTGATTATACATGGATTCTGGGAGACCTAAAGTTTCAATCAGATGAGAGTAGGCCGCGATATGTAAGGCTTCTCGCGCTGCAAAACCTAATAACATCATTCGCACTTCAGGTTGAGGGAAATACGGAAGGTAATTATTAACATAACCACCTGCTACATCGATATCACCTTGTGTGAAGAAACGAAGGATGTTAGTTAGAAAATGTTTCTGTGATGCATCTAATTTATTCTTCCAATCTTTAACATCTTCAATCAAAGGAACTTCAGTGTGCATCCAATGAGATTGTTCGTGTTGAAGCCAAGCTTCGTATGCCCATGGAAAATTAAATGGTTTAAAAGCTTGCTTATTATCTGTTAATTTTGATCGTATTTTCTTAACCATTTACCCACTCTTCCAATTCTTTAGTTGATTTATTTCCTGTGATCCTTTTTACTTCTTTATTCCAGTCTAACATCACCAATGTAGGTACAGAACGAATTCCATATTCTTTGGCCAATTCTGGATTTAAATCTATATCAATAACCTCAATAGGAAGTGTTATATTAGATTTTAAAATGTTCTTGGCCAATTCTTTACATGGTTGGCACCAAGGCGCCGTAAATCTTAAAATTCTCATTTTCTATTACTCCCAATTAAAATCATTCGCAGGCCAAACAAATTTCTTCTGTGGCTAATGCTTTCAAATCAATTTCATCTATCACTTGTCTTTCTATTTTCTTTGAAACTTTATCTGATTTACCTATCTTCTCAGAACGGCAATAGTATAGAGTTTTGAGACCAGATTTCCATGCTTGAAAGTGTACAGCATGAAGATACTTTATATTTACGTCTGGTCTAAAAAAAAGATTAATGGATTGTGACTGATCAATGTAATGTTGTCTGTCAGCTCCGTGCTCCACAATCCATCTTTGGTCAATTTCCATACTCGTTTTGAATATATCTTTTTGCCACTCATCAAGGAATTCGAGATGTTGAGCTGATCCGTCATTCGCAATAATACTTGACCAGACTTCATTGTAATCGAGTTTTGGGTTTTCATTACATTTTTCCTTAATTATAAAATCGAGAAATTTATTTTTATGTAAATGTGACCCACTCAACGTGTCTTGCCTATAACAATTGGCTCTATATGGTTCTATGGAAGGTGAGGTGTTTCCCATAATTATAGAGCTTGATGCATTTGGAGCAATAGCTGTCATATGTGAGAATCTTTGGCCGGAACCAACTGCATCTGGTGCTTCACCTCGCTCTGAACCTAATTGTTTATTAGATTCATCCAATTTTTCTCTAATATGTTTGAATATCTTTATATTTGCCGATTTTGCCAACGCACCTTCAAAGGGTATATTATTCTTTTGTAAGTAAGCATGAAAACCGAGAGCACCAATACCAATACTCCGCTCACGGCTAGCGGAATATCGTGCTCTCTGTATGCTGTCAGGAGCATTATCAATGAAATATTGCAATACGTTATCGAGCATCTCTGCAATGTCCCGAAGAAAAAATCTGTCATTTTTCCAATCATCATAATACTCCAAGTTGACAGAGGATAGACAACACACGGCCGTTCTATCTTTATCTGTAGGTAAAATAATTTCAGAACACAAATTAGATTGTCTAATTTTCAGACCCAAATCTTTTTGAAACTGTGGCATATGTTCATTACTAGTATCAATAAAATGCAAGTATGGTTCACCTGTATGCATTCTCATTTCTAGAATACGTTGCCATAAATCTCGTGCTGAAACTTTCTCTCTCACTTCACCACTATGAGGATCTTTTAATTCCCATGTATCATCGGCATCTGGATCCAACATACACTTTTCAATGATATGCATAAAATCATCTGTGATATTAATTCCATGATGTAGATTCAAACACCTCATATTTTGGTCACCAGTGCCTTTTCTTATTTCAAGGAAAATAAGGATATCAGGATGCGATATATCCAAGTAAGCAGCATATGACCCACGGCGAGTCCGTCCCTGACGATAAGCCAAAGAGGAAGCATCATAAGTCCGAAGATGAGGCATAACGCCAACAGATTTATCATCTGCACTACGAATACCGATTCCAATTCCGATACCTCCGCCCAACATTGACAGCCAATTTACCTCTGAAAGACAATCAACCAAACTCTCCGCAGAATCATGAAGATATGGCAAAAAACATGAAATAGGCAACCCGCGCTTACTACGACCAAAACTAAGAATAGGAGTAGAAAACGAAAGCCAGTGGTTGCTGCTGTAATTATATAGTCTTTGTGCATGTTCTTTGTTAGTAGAAAAAGATTTTGAAACAAATGCGAATCGTTCTTGAGGACTTACTTCCTCATCCTTCATATAACTTTCTTTTAATCTTAAAATGCCAAGTTCATCAAACAAAGAATCCCGCGAAAAATCTACCTCTATACCATCTAAAATACTTGGCATGTCTCTACTCCATTATTGTTCTATTGAATTACTATGTAGTCTATTTTTCTAGCGCTTTTGCAACATTTGGGAAATTTTCTGATATTATATCCCAACAGGCTTTGGCTATTTCTTGATGTTCTTTTTGAGTACCATTCTCACACCGCAACATACAATAATGTATCCATGACCTGAGGCTACCAGCCATATACAACCTAGAATGTGTCATTCCCTCAGGTAAAACGGCTCGGGCTTGTTCTTTTGCTATTCCATTGGTAATGGCCCAAGAGTACAATTCTATTGATTTATTTACAAAGTCTTTTTGTTTTATTGTCCAAGATTCTTTTAAGTTCTCATCATCAAGAGTGCCTTCAAGTTCAATACTATTCTGTCTATTTTTGGTATCTTGTTTTCTGGCATCTCTTAACTCAAAGGACAAATCTTTTGTTGGGTCTGCATATCTTTGTGAAAACTCTTGAAAACTAAAACTGCGGTGTCTAAGTATTTGTCTGGCAATATCTCTTGTCGTGGTTATTTCCATTACAACAGATACCATTTCCATTGGGCTCCAATGTTGGTGCTTAATCAAATAACGAACTAGTTTATCAGAACCTTCATTTGTATTTTGATTACTTGGATTAGATACTCTTGCACAATACACTATAAATTCTTCTGGTGTTTTCACGCCATCAATATTAGGTTTAGTAATGCCTATAAGTTTCACGTTCATATTTTTTTCCAAAATGTAAATTTAGTTAGGGCTTGAAGGCCACTAAATGTATTGGTACTTATGATATCTTCAATTTCATCTGAAGACATTCCAGACATTACCATTTCATTTATATCTTTTCCTACAATACTATCTGGCCAAATTACTACAGAATGATTCATTTTAATTGCAGAGTTCATCAGTTTTAAAATTTCAGGGTTTCTTCTTTCATTATCAAATATTAATACAGTCTCTTGACAATCAATATCATTTGCAGTAATGGTTAGATTAGCATCTCCACTGGCCACACAATTCTTCAAAAATAAACTATCTATTGGCCCTTCAACAATCTTTACGACCTCAGATAAATTAACTCTATCAATTCCATAAATCAGTTTGTCTTGACTATCGTTTATGCGAACCGTCACATATCTTAGTGTAGTATCAGAAGTTTCAAGAGCCCTTCCAGATACTGCGATAAGTTCATTATATTTATTGTAATACGGAATAACAAGTCTTGCATCATTATATATTACTTTTTTATAGTCAGGCACCAAAGAGGTTACAAATTGTTTGTACTTATTTGTAAATAATAACATATCAAAACATTCTTTGGGTAATTGCCTTTTCTGAATATAGGTTAGACAAAAATGCCCATCAGGTAACTTATCACACCATTCACCATACTCAAATACTTTTGTCTTGGCAACTTTATCAAATTTTGGTGGAATTATGTTGATGGTCTTAGGTTTAAAATCTTGTGTGTTAGTTTCACCTGATTTATATCTTTCAAGAACATACTCTCCATGTAGACTTGGATCGACACTCTTGAGGAGATTGTTTAGATTTGTTCCTGCACCACAATTGTGGCATCTATAGAATAGATTATTGCCTTTTTGAAAGGCATATCCCCGAGCCTTACTTAAATTCTTCTTTGAATCTCCGCATAGAGGACAAGAGAAGTTCCAAAGATAATCACTCTTCTGCTTAAAATTTCTTAGGCGGAGAGAAATTAACCGAATGTATTTTGCATCGATATGAAGTGTCATAACAGTAATTATAACACAACACCATGAAAATTACAAGATATTAATTAAACATTACCTATAAAAAATGTTTAACTATTTCTGGATGGGACATTATCCAAGAAACGATAATTAGAATGCCGGCACCAGTCCATACCCATTTATCTCTTTGAGATTTTAATTTTGAAAGTTCTTGAGACATTTCGGTATGTTGAGCACATGATGTATTATACATTCCAGTAAGTTGTTCCTTCAAATCATTCTTGGCTTGATCTAAACAATCATGAACATCTTTAATATCAACTTTAAGATCATCTATTTTCTCATTGATATTTTCAACTTTGGTTTCAACTATGCCTAATCTTTCGTTCACGGTGGCCTTCATTTCTTTTTCTTCTTATCATCAGGGATTTTTTTACCGTCAAGTTTCTTATGTACTTTTACAGTCTTACATTTAGTCTTAGTACCTGTAACGGCTCCATTTTTATTTTTAACGGAAACTTCAGTGCAAACTTCTTTCTTTTCACCAGCGGCATAAACTGGATTATTCCACAACAGAAATAATATACCACCCATAAGAGCTATAATATATGAGAGAGTTTTCATAGTGCTGGCTGGTCTGCTTCACCAGGTTTCTTAGCAACAGAAGGTGTAGTTGGAGTATTATTTGCAGCTCCAGCAACCTTTTCTTGTGTTCTACCGAAAGCCGCAATTCCTAATACGGCACCCATGGCAATGTGGAATAATCCAGCTCCCTGAAGTGTCAGAGGCATCCACTGTGATAATGGTTGTTTTGTTAATACTTGAGCTAAACTCCATAATACTGGAAATATAGCCATATCTAAAAGACATATGATCATATATGTCCAACCCATTGCTGGGCGCCATTTCTTCTGCATCCAGTCTTCCGCTGGCTTTTGTTCTTCAGACATTCTTTACACCCCTAATATTTTTAATGCATGTTCGTAATGTTTTTTTCTGTCTTCTAGTCCAATAGTACCGCCATTAATTCTTTTCGTTAGTGTAAGAATATCTCCAGAATCGGCAAATTGGTTGAGATTATTTGATTCCCAGAACCAACATGCTGACTGAACCGCACCTTCAAATGTACTCAAATAATCAGGAACATCTTCTACCTGCATATCTAAACTCTGCGAAAAAGCCGTGTAATTATCTTTCCCTGTTAGTTGTATTAAACCTCTTCCACAGTATTTAAATCCGTCACCTGAAGACTCATCACCATTTCCCATTCTTGAAGCATAAACCTTGTTGGCAATTTTTTCTTGTTGATGTGCATACTGATTAGCTGTATTCAAATCTTTAAAATACTTAGGAAAAACTTTACATAAACTCTCGGCCTTATAATTAAGGTTTTCTTTCATCACTTTAAAACCACCACTCTCATGGGAACATTGTGCCATGAATGCAGCAACACGATTTGGTGTATTTATTTCATATTCGGGAAGTAGTTTTGTTAGAGCTTCGTGCCATTCATCCAGGTGTTGATTACCAGGAAGCATTTCAGATAGTTGTTCTCTCGATAATTCCATGATTTTTTCCTAAGTAAGTGCAGAAGCTATATTTATAACACCAACAATTATGTCATGGTATTTAATATTTTCTTCTAAATATAATGCATCATTGTCTATAGCCTGAACGATTATAAGATCGTTGACCAATTCTTTAAATTCACTCTCTGATAACTTCATACAGTCAAACTGATCTTTGAGGTCTTGTGCTTTAGTAGCTAATTCTGATGGTGTCATTATCTTGGTCTCCTCACTAATAATTTCTGAATCTTATCGGCTGAATCAGAAATTGACTGTAATTTTAATTCGCAATATGTTTTATTAACATCTTTGTTTGTTTGATACCTTACATATAATTCTTCTACCATGATATGAAGGTTATCATTCAATTTTGAAGTGTTAGAATTATTGGGTAAATGTTGACTGAAGTTTTTAAGTTCACTAGAATACCCAAAGAGAGATACAACTGATAATTTCATCTGCTCAGTATTATTGCACAATGGTTTTGATATTGTAGAATAGACTGAAATTTTGTTTATTAGAGCATGTTCATTAGAATCATAGTTAGCTATAAAATATGATTCAAATGCATTTTTGATAGATGCACATCCACTCAAAGATATGACAAATAGTATTGATAATATAAGTTTCATCAGCAGTTCCATTTTCTTAAAGATAATGCTTTTCTTGTTGGTTCGCCATTTGGTTTTTTCATTGGGCCTTCCATTCCACCCATTCTAGCACAAAATGATTTACGGCGATTGGCTGCCTTTGAACCTGGTTTTAATTCACTTGGAGGTGTAGTAACTGCCATAGAAAGTTTAGAACCTGGATTCTCACGGCGATATGATTCAATACCTTTACGATTTAAACCACCCTCAGGATTCTTTCCTTCTTTACGTTGCCATGCAGCTGATTCTTCCATTTCTTTTTTTCGTTCCGCATTTGTTTTAATATTTGGACTATCTGGATTTTTATAAGGAGTTTTTCTAAATCCCTCTGAATCATAATTTCCAGATTTCTTTTTTGCAATTGCTGTTGCAGCAGCTATAGCGGCGGCCGATTCTTTAACACAAGAACCTGGTGCATATGCTTTTTTACCTTTTACTTCTTTATAACCAGGCCAACATCTTTCAGCAATAAAATCTTTAAATGATAACCTCTCAGTTTCTTCAGAGACTGACTTCCAACCGCCACCTTTACCTTTATACCATTTTGATGCCCAACCGTTGGCATAGGCAGATGGATAAACATCAAACTTAGATTTTGCTTGAGCAATTGCTCTTGACCATAACTCAGGATTTGTTGGCACATTTTTTTCGTCTAGTTGTTCCATATTTTCATTTACCTTACTTTTAACATTGATTGGTGCGCCCTGTCTCTCTGGATTTGGGTCTGCTTTTCTTTTTCTTCTCACAGCATTTGCTTTCTCTTTTTTACTTAAAGAGTCTCTCTGAGATTGTGACATACATTTAGGTTTAGGCTCACCAGGTTCTCTTGCACAATCACCAACAACTTCTCCTTTGGTATTTACTCTTTTCCAATTACCATCGGGATGGTTAGGATTGAACCAGTTACGCAAATCTTCGTTTACCGCCTGTTGACTTTTATTTTCCAGTCTGACTAATTTCTTAACATGAGCGATAGCTTGATTTTTACTCATCATACCCTTTGCGGAATTAATCCTGTTCTTTTTGCGTCCTATGTCGTAGATAGTCCAGTATTTGTATGTGCCGCCACAGTAGGATTTTAGTTTATGTCCTTCGGCAGGTTGCAACATGAATCTATCTTTTCCATCAACACTGATAGTGACTGTAGATTTGTCATCTGAGATTTTGATATTTTCAGAGCTTTCCTTAATCGTATTTGTTTTTTCTTTGCGGAACTTTGTCAGATAATGATGGGCATCAATTCGACTTCCATAGGAATCAACAATATCTCCTTCACCCTTGTTAGTGCG